CCCCCCCCAAAAGAGACGCTCATCTAACCATGGTAGGCGGCAAGACAAACTGAGAGGCATAGGTAAGGCCCATGCTCCGCCTGCAAGCAGGTCAACGTACTACCTTACGTGAGGAAAACCGGCGATCAGGAAAACGACTGACGGGTGCCGGGACTAAGGGATGATGGAGAACGAGGTATCGGGGAACGAGAACCCTTAAACGTGTGTGGTAACATGAGTCCATGTGTGGTGGCGCCAAGGTCGAATGCCGAAAACGGATCCAGTGTGTCACGATGGCGGTCACCAGGTGTTGAACTAATAACTGGAGCTCCGTAAGTGGTAACGTCTACTCCGGGGAGTGAACGACCGGCTTCGAGTGCAACAGATCCTCCCATGCTGTGGCCAACGATGCGCGAAATGTTGTTAGCTTCAATGTGGTTCATGACCGATGCGTACCGATCAAGATTTCGGGTCATCCCAAATGGAATGGCGACATTGAAAGCCCAATCACGCAACGTGCGGGTACCGGCTACATACATGGTGTCCTGGTTCACGGCGATTCCGTCCCTAGACGCGTAAGCGCGAGTAAGTCCTTCATCGTCCGTGATATTATGGCTACGGCGTCGATCCAGGGCTGCCGTCGTAGCAATGCCAGCCCCGGTTTGTCACGCGACGGCACGTGTCACCGGTTTGTATCCCGGTGTCGTAACGAGTGCCGCAGCTGCTTTGGTTTCTTCGTTGGGGTCGTGGTTGCCGAGCCGCAACGGTTCGGACAGTCCGTGGAGGATCGATCCGGGCGAGAAACGTGCAGCGCGCTGAACCATAATGTTGAATTCGTATGTGTTGTTAATTTGTGAGGTAGATGAATGATAGTCGTCGATCAAGAACAATAGGGTGCAATATCCAGGATTGGCAATCGCGGAATAAATGTTCTTGTTGCCCTCGAAAGACATGCTGCGCACGAAATCTGCAGGATATGAGTTGGATTGGTGTTGACTACACATTTCATGGCCTGAGAAAGTGTGGGTGCGTGAGCTATCACGTATCATATTGCAAAGCTCGAGAAAATGAAACGTTGAAGGATCAGTGGGATCGTCGTTTCCACTGGAATCCTGGGCTTCATGTGTGAGGCCTTGGCTGGGCGCGTCAAGGTTCAAATGGATTCCTCCATTGTAGCGCAAGACTCGAAACAGCCCCCCAACAGCAATAGACTCGGTAATGTTGCGGATCCGGACGGATCCGCGCAATGGAATGCTTGCAATGTTCCTCGTTGCAGTGTCAGCAACGTAACTACTGGAGCTGTCGCGTTTCAGGGCGTCGAGAGATGAGTGCACAGTAGGCGCTGGCCCGAAGTCCGCGAAGTGGGTGCAGGTAAGCTCAGTCTTCTGGACGCGTAGGATGGGCGTGACGCCAGGTGTTGGTTCTGGTGGGTCCATGTACAAATTGTACTGCACAGCGAGGACGTCATCCGATGCGCCAGGGTTCATCACCACCAGCGTGGCGTTGCCAGTGTGTGTTCCCTTCGCAGAGGGGATGACGCCGTTGACAACTTGTTGATATTCGCCGGTAACATTATGTAGGCCTGCGACAGTGTCAGAGGTGTGTCCCTTCACAGCTGTCGCTGGTCCCGTTGTCGCCGACACTATCGCCGTGTTGGGTTGATTCGCAAATGCGTCGTAGTACCCGTGCCCGCGTGGAGCGAACTGCATTGATTTGAGGGCTCCTGACCTGAAAAGCTCTTCCTTCTTCTTCGGTGGACCGCGGGGTATAGACTTCAACCCCGCGTTCGCAAAGTTTATAGCTTGGTAGGCCGCCCGGTCGCGCAAGCTTTGCTGCTGACGTGCGCGCAAAGTTTTGTTGGACAGAGGTGCAGCGGGTTGTTGGGCGCGGCTCGGCTGGGGTCCAGCGAGTTGCAACCGGCGCCCGTTTCGCCCGCCGTTGTTTCTGTTTGAACTCATAACGACTTAGGAGAACAAAACGCAAAAGGGTAGATGTGAAGAATAGCCTCGTCGTGACTTGAGTGAAACACCGACTCGGAAAACGAGTGGCAGTACAAGTGTGGTCGAAGACAGCTTTAGAGATGGCACGAAGTAGGAAAAATTTTGACTACGGCCATGTGAGTGAGACAAGATTGTGGATCAATTGAAAATTGTACGCGCTGAGCGTGTTGGGCGAGAAGCATAAGCTAGCATCCCCAGGTTTCGAGATTTCATGGTATTTTGGTCACTTGGATCCAGTCCAGCCGCAAAGCCCCGATCCCCACAAAGTGTGATAGGACGGGTGACGAGCAAACGCCATAGACCTTTTAACTCCAAGCCCTCGGAATGCGGAAGGCAGAGTGCAAGAACGCATCCGACACAACCAACCAACCGCACCTGTGCTGCAGAACATCGCCTAAATAATCGCTGCCCCCCGGGGTTTAATCCGAATAGAGGCCGTGGGCGCACCACACGACGGCGGCAAATGCTACCGAGTCAAGCTTACGAGACGTTCAAAATATAGAAATCTGGAAAATCCTTCTCTCGGAATTGATACACTGACCACAAAAGAAAGCCGCAGGGCGGACCCCACAGCGAGAAACGACCTCACCACAATTGACGGCCGCAAGCTACCCGGAAATGCCAGACGGCAGCGATTATGCGACAAATTGTGGCGCTCCTAGCCAACTGTCGTGCAGCCCATACACCACCCCCGGTTGGTTGTCAGGGGTGGTGCCTTGAGGTTAATCTACACGGGCCGAGCCATCATCCGCCAGCTCCCTTGGACACATGGATACTTGGCCGATCTCCATATGCTTCAGGTTCATCACCTTTGACTGGTCGGATGCACGTGTTGTTCCGCTTACTATCACGGCACGCGTGGCCTTCACCTTCACCACTAGGGTAGTGGTCCCGAATTGGCTCGTACACCCCACCGGAGACGTGAGATGAAGAAGGTAATTGGGGGAGCAGGACGGTGCCTTCCTATTTTCGTTCGCCCCGTTGCATAGAAAAGATGCCGCGCAAAGAAAAACAACGGCGATGAAATAAAACAATCAAAAACTACACAACGAATCCCCGGAGGAATGCCAGCAACCCTAGAGCCGAGAGTTATGCTCCAACTGGCGACGCGCTCCCTACTCACCACCATGCGTTTCAGCAACGGTGGCGCTCCCTTGTACTGCAGTTCCCAAACCAAGGTTGGCGTGGGGGTGAAACATGGTGGCAACTTAGTTCTTGAGGAGATCAGGGACTATCTCGCGGAAGATAGTCTTGTCTGTCTCAATTGTCACTGCACCTAAGTTAGTGATGAACTTGGTGTACTCATCGGCACTTGCACACCATCCGTGCCGGTAAGCTAAGCAAGCCTCTTCATACAATGAGGTGGTGCAAAGGCTGGTGGAAGCCGCCTGTTGCACTTGTGTCTTGAGATTCTGCCAGCGGAGGCTAGGAGCGCACAACTTTGCTTCATCGTTGTGCTCCTTCCAGAATTCTGGCAGATCTGCCTTATCAAACGCGTCCATGCGCACTAAATCATCGCCGGAATACGTGTACTGGTCAACAGCACCGCGTGCAGCGTGAAGTTCTGCATAGCGCAACATGAAGCTGCCCATGTGCGGCATGCGCTTGGAAACGGGGTATGCGCGGGCGTACATGCCCGGCACCACCACTTTTGAGAAGGTCGAGACATCGCCGCGTACGGCCGCCTCAATGGCACCTCGTGCCGCTGTGTAACCGAGTCCAGCAAATTGACGTTTTAAGTCTGGCACGTCAGTTCCTTCGACTAAACCGTAAGGGTCTACGATGAACTTGTAACCAGTAAATTCCGCTACGTCATTTGTGGCTCGCAGGTACAGGTTGGGCCTGTGCCCGCAGCGCGTCCACCTCTCAGACATTGTGGCAACCTGTTCAGGAGAAAGGATGCCAGTGAGTGAAAGGATGCTGTCGTCTCCTTCAAAGCAGAATTTGACGAAGCGTGAGACGCCGAATACGTCTGTGAATTTTTGCGCATTAGGACGGATGAGCGTGGTAGCGCGTGGACCGGCTAACACCCACACCCATGTGATCATGTTAGCCAAGAAGTTAAGGATCGAAGTACCACGGCAGCCAGACCGACGAACGGCGTCGACTGCTAAGAGGTACTGCTTCTTGGTCACAGCGCAGGTCAGCTCCTCAAGTGAAATGTCCCGCTCGACGAACATATTAATCTTAGGCACGCATGCAATCTTGTAAGTTGCAAGCTTGTTGGCGCTAAGACGTTGTTCCGTATACTCGCTGAGGGGAACAATGAAGTCACTGATCATTTCTGCCAATCCGTCCATTATGACGTTCTCTTGTAACTCCCGCAGAAGGAGCGACATACACGCGTCCCATGCTGAGCCATCGTTCTCTAGAATGGAACAAAGCACAGGGTCACCAACTTCGCCTAAAGCACTACGGGCGCGGTGCTGAAGGTCTTTGGCGAGTTCAGACATACGTAAGCCCTTTTCCATCCCCTTGATGGAACGAACTTTATACGTACTGAATGTGTAACGCTCGAGTACGCCCATGACAAGCCACGCCATGATTTGTCCCGCATCACCGTCTGCTACCAACAGACGCGGCGGTTTCCCATCACGGTAACTCTCAACCTTGACCGCAGCGCTGAATTTGTAATGCGGGTTGTAAGATTGATGGAGTTTGTTGAGCCCATCGACGGCTCGATTCGTGGACCACTTGGCGGATTTGTAATTTCCGAAAAGCAAACCGCCCACGATTCGTTCGATTTTCTTCTTGTCATTCTGCATCTGCTTGACAAATTCTAAGGCTATATCCTTCATCTCCTTCTTCTCAGCATCAGTGAGTAGCACAGGAACAAACTTCTGCACCTGACGCTTCAGATGTGCTTCGCGGATCCGACGTAAATTGTTCGCAAAATACACAGGGTCGCGCACCGTGACCCCGGTGCTGGCTGCTAGAGGCCGATCACCCTGAACAATGGTTTCGTCGGGATCGCAGAACAATTGCACGCCAAGAATCTTGGAGTCGGAGATGCAACAGATCAATGGTATGTCACCACGTGAGTAAGGCGCTGCTGAGCGCAACACTGTGCCCATTCCTGCCGCAGGCGCTGGTGGCGCGGTTGGAGCCGTGGCAAATGTTGGTGCAGTTGGCGCTTGATCGAACACACCTGGTATCATGGCTGGTGGTCGTGCGGGCCTGTTAGGCTGCACTGGCGGCCCAGCAGTACTCGGCACCCAACCGGTGTTGTCCCCTCCCAAGGCATGGCCGAGGACAAGTAATGGTTGTGTGACACCTGCCGGCTCCGGCAGTCCTGGTGGTGGAGCATTCAGTGACGTGGAAGTAACGGCGGATGGCACCGTCTGCCCAAGCACCACAGGTACCCCTGTGGTGCTAGGGAGTTCAGTCTGTGCGGGAGCCGTGGCTTCGTGAGTCGCGAGATACTGCGGACTGCTGCCCTCCTCTGGTGGTGCACTTGGCTCAAGAGGAGGTTGCGAGCCTGCGGTTGGTAAAATTGCTTGGTATTCTTGATCTGTTGGAGTGTTCGGCTGCCAAGTATCGGAGCCCTGGGGTGCCCTGGTAGGGGCAAGATCAGGGTCGTTGTTTCCTGGCAAGGAAACGGGTTTGCGGCTTACCACTTCGAAAGCTTCATATTTCTCAAAACAGCAGAATGCATGTCTTATTAAACTGCCGCAGCCGCTGCGGAGTTCGCGTGTATCGGAAGAAAGCGCGTTCATGATCACGGGCCACAATTCCAAGACGGCCTGGTCAGCGATCGTCTCATTGGCTGATTGCAGACGTCCGCTTGCAAGATGCAAGTTGGCGCCCTGGGTGGCCAATGGTGCGTTGGTGACCGCGCCACTCCCGGCGGCCCGATAGCCGATTTTCATTTCTTCAGACGTAAGGTACACAGTCCGAATCTGTGCGTTTGGTCCCTGAGAGCGTAACTGAAAACAGCAACGCGAGTTGACACAGATAGCACAGATCGGGGCAGAGATTGTTATCCTCCAGCAAGCAGTGTCCTTGCTAGAGGCTCGCAAAAGACAATTTTCCCATCCCAATGCATCAACCGCCCACTGGTTGCACTCGATGCAGAATGATTTGGGTTGGGCCACACGCCGTAGCAACGGAAACGCCATCAAAGACAACGCCTCCTAGTATACGACGCGTACACGGGTAGCCAGCACTCCGGAGAGCGGCAAGGGGCCGTTTTCCCCCTTACTAATGGTCCGTCACTTTAACTCTCGTCGTCGGGAGACAACTTGAG